AAAATGGGAAGCAACACTAACCCTGACACCAGGGGCTACACAGAATTTAGACATCAATGGGGGTAACTTTTAATGGCAAGTATTATTAGGATTAAAAGATCCTCTGGTACTAGTTTACCAAGCCCAAGCCTACAGTGGGGAGAGCTTGCCGTTATTACAGGAATTAGTAGCGCAACCGCCTCAGGATCAGTAATTCAAAACAGAGATAGAGTTTATATAGGTGATGATGGTGGTAATGCTCTGCGTATTGGCGGACGTTACTATACAGCTATGATGGATCACGCGCCAGGCGCCATTGCTGGAATGCAGGGGACAAATAGCAGGAATACTGACAGTGGAGTTATTGCAATTCTTGCACCAGCAACAAATAGTAGTGATGGAAGCACTTCTTTAAAAGTTGATCAGTGGAACGTAGACAATTTAAGAATTGATTTAAATACTATATCATCAACAAACACTAACGGAAATATTAATCTTAATCCAGATGGAATTGGTAGTGTTAGAATACCAAATAATACATATTTAGCTTTTGGTAACACTAACGAAGCATCAATGCGCTACGATGCAGCGACAGATAATAGACTTGAAGTTGAAGGTGCTAATTGGTTTTATGCACCAAGTGTTCAACTCACAATTGCTAACACTACTAATTCAACAACTAAAGACAATGGTGCTTTGGTGGTCGAGGGTGGTGTTGGAATTGAACAGGATGTTAATATTGGTGGAACTCTTAATATTGGTGGACATCTAACAATTGATTCAATTAAAATAAAAGATAATGTAATATCCACCGTTGCTGGAACTACAGAACTTATTCTTGATCCATTTGTAGATGGTTTAAGTAATGAAGGAACTGTTATCATTAAAGGAAATTTGCAAATTGATGGAACAACAACATCAGTTAATTCATCAACTGTTGATATCAATGATGCAATAATTGTCCTTGGAGATGTAACGAGTGTTAGAACAGTAATGACTACTGTTGTTGCTGGTGTAAGCACAATCAGATTAGATTCAGTTGTTGGTATTAACACTGGAGATATTGTTAGTGGCAATGCTGGACTGAACGCTGGAGCTGCCAATACAATCACAGCGTATGATACATCTAATAAAATTATTACATTAACTGATCCAACTATATCGGGTATTGCAACAACATCACAGTTAACAATTACTCATGCATTTGATACTAATACTGATCGTGGTATTGGATTTAATTATAACACAAGTTCTGGAACTTCAAATAATAAAATTGGTTTCTTTGGTTTAGATGATAGTTCAATTGCAGATAGCACTGTCACTGTTAATAATCATGGAACACATGCTAATGATAGTAGAAGATGGACTTATGTTCCAGACGCCACTATTTCAAATAATTTAGTTTCTGGGACTAAAGGATTTTTAGATGTTAAAGGATTATACTACCAATCTGGTGATTTTAACACTGGTGGTGTAGTATGGTTTGATAGCACTGGTCTACAAAGATCAACAAATGCTGTTGCATCTGCTGTAAATACATCGAAGCAGATATTAACTGCTATCACGAAAATTACTTTAACCTTACCCTCTTCAATTACTGTTGTTGCCGGAGATACCATACGACAAGCTACAACAGGCGCTTTTGGCCTGGTTGAAACGGGTGGAACAATATCTTCAGTTGACCTAATTGGAGTTGAGGATGGTCCATCTGGAAGCCCATTTGGGACTGCTCATACTATTAGTCTAGAAAGTAAGGCAAGTACTACTATTACTAATTTAGGTATAATACCCTCTGCAGTTACCACTATATTTACTAACAAACCACACTGGACATCTATTCTTGATGGAGGATCATTTTAAAATATGAATAACGATAGTGAAATCGACATTAATGTTTTAGTGCGTTTATATAATCAAAAATTAGCGACACTAACAAATCAAAATATTTTATTAGAGGCAAAACTTCAAACATTGACTGATGATTTTGTAGAGCAAAGAGATCAGTTAATGAAAGAAAATCTTGATCTTCAAACTCAACTTGATAGTTTTAAAAAATCTAAAAAATCTGAAGAGTAGGAAAAATGGCACAACCAGCAACCAGACAAGGACTTATTGATTACTGTCTAAGGCGCCTGGGTGCCCCTGTACTAGAGATTAACGTTGATGATGATCAAATAGATGATCTGGTAGACGATGCTATACAGTTCTTTCATGAGCGCCATTTTGATGGTGTTGAGAGAATGTATTTGAAATATAAAATAACACAAGCAGATATTGATAGAGGTTCTGCCAAAAATACAACTGGTGTCGGAATAGTCACGACTACCGGTACGTCAAATATAACTGGATATGGGTCTACAACATTTAAATTTTACGAAACCTCAAACTATATCCAAGTTCCAGACTCGGTTATAGGAGTTGAAAAAATATTTAAATTTGATACTAGTTCTATTTCCGGTGGAATGTTTAGTATTAAATATCAGTTATTTTTAAATGATTTATATTATTTTAATTCAGTTGAACTTCTTCAATATGCCATGGTTAAAAGATATCTAGAAGATATTGATTTTCTTTTAACAACTGATAAACAGATTAGATTTAACAAAAGACAGAATAGATTATACATGGATATTGACTGGGCATCTGAAAGTGCTGGAAATTTTCTTATCTTAGATTGTTATAGAATTTTAAATCCAAATGATTTTACAAAGATTTATAATGATAGTTTTTTAAAAAAATATTTAACATCATTAATTAAAAGACAATGGGGTCAAAACTTAATTAAATTCAGAGGTGTTAAATTACCTGGTGGTATAGAACTTAATGGTAGAGAAATATATGAAGATGCAGAAAGAGAACTAAAAGAATTAAAAGATAGAATGGCTCTAGAATATGAACTTCCGCCATATGATTTTGTTGGATAATGGCACTTAATCCATTTTTTTTACAGGGATCTTCTTCTGAACAAAGATTAGTTCAGGACTTAATTAACGAACACCTAAAGATATATGGTGTTGAAGTGGTGTATATTCCAAGAAAATTTGTCAATAAAAAAACTATTATAGAAGAAGTTCAATCTTCTAGATTTGATGATAATTATGCAATAGAGGCATATGTAAACACATATGATGGGTATTCTGGAGCTGGAGATATTTTAACAAAATTCGGAATGAGTTTAAGAGATGAATTGCTAATTACCATTTCAAAAGAAAGATTTGAAGATTTTATTGCTCCATTTCTTGGAGCAGAAGATGATGGAACAGAAGATAGTATTATTGCACTATCAACTAGACCAAAGGAAGGAGATTTAATTTATTTTCCTTTAGGGCAAAGAATTTTTGAAGTTAAATTTGTCGAGCATGAAAATCCATTTTATCAATTAGGTAAAAATTATGTTTATGAATTAAAGTGTGAATTGTTTGAATATGAAGATGAAATTATTGATACTTCAATTGGAGAAATTGATACACAAGTTCAAGATGAGGGATACATTACTACACTAAAACTTATTGGTATTGGTAGAACCGCATTAGCATCGGCCACAGTGGATACTGGTTATATTAGACAAATTTTCCTTAATAATGATGGAAGCGGATATACTTCTAATCCACAAGTAGCAATATCATCTTCTCCAACTGGTTTTACTGGCGATAATGCAACAGCAGTTGCAATTACAACTATGAGAGGTGGAGTTCGTTCTGTTGAAAGAATACTATTGACAAATGCAGGTATTGGGTATACTGTAGCACCAATCATAACATTTTCTGGAGGTGGTGGATCTGGTGCGGCAGCAACTTGCTCAATTGAAAAAACACTTAAAGGTATAATTAGATTTAATGTCACTGATGGTGGAGTAGGGTATGGAACAGCACCAGTAGTAACAGTTGCTCATCCATCGGTTGGAGCTGCAGCAACTGCAACAATTGGTGCTGGAGGAACAGTTACAAAATTAACACTTACTAATCCAGGAACTGGATATACTGGAGTCCCATCAGTCAGCGTAAGTTCTCCTGGAATAGGAACAACAGCAATTGTCACAGCAACAATATCTGGTGTTGGAACAGTAAGTTCATTAACAATCACAAACCCAGGATCTGGATACACTGTCGCACCCACGATTACAATCTCAAATCAAGATTCAATCAAAGATTCAACATTAGTTAGAGCAACTGGTATTTCTTCTATTGGATTAGTTGGATCTGATATTTCGGTTAGATCAATATTTATTTCAAATCCAGGAATTGGATACACGCAGGGACCAACTGTTACAATTGCAGACCCAGAGGGAATGACTGGTCTAGGCACATATTTGTTTAATGAGATAGTAAGAGGATCTAGATCAAAAACACAAGCAAGAGTTAAAAGTTGGGATAAAGATACGAAAATACTTGAAATTTCAAATGTGGGTATTGGAACGACTCAACGCGGATTTTTTGTTGGCGAATCAATTATTGGCACAGAGTCGGGTGCAATTTACAGTGTTGATGCGTTGAAAGGATTTAATCAGATGGATGTCAATGATAAATATAATCAAAATGATGAGATTGAGGAAGAAGCTGATCTCATTTTAGATTTTTCAGAATTAAATCCTTTTGGTAATTACTAATGTTAGGAACTTATTATTATCATGAAATTATAAGAAAGACTATTATATCTTTCGGAACATTATTTAACCAAATTCATATTCGTCATAGTGAGCAAAATGGTACTAACTTCAGTGATATTCGAGTTCCTATTGGATATGGTCCCAAGCAAAAGTTTTTAGCAAGAATTAAACAACAACCAGAATTGAATAAAGCAACTCAAATTTCATTACCAAGAATGTCTTTTGAGATGAATTCTATTTTATATGATCCAACTAGGAAATCGAGTATTGTTCAGACGTTTAAAACAAATGATGATGGTGGAAATATAAAAAAAGTATTCATGCCCGTTCCATATAATATTGGATTTGAATTAAATATTCTAACAAAACTAAATGATGATGCTTTACAAATTATTGAGCAGATTTTACCCTATTTTCAACCGGCACTTACTTTGACCGTTGATTTAGTTGAATCTATTGGTGAAAAAAGAGACATTCCAATGGTCCTTGATAAAATTTCTTTTCAAGATGATTATGAGGGAGACTTTTCAACAAGAAGAGCATTAATTTATACTTTAAACTTTA